AATGATTTCGTCGTCACTTTCTAGATAAACTTTCATTTTTTCTGAAGTCTTAATGCTTGATCCAAATGGTTTAGAAGCGTAAGTTTTGGCGTCTGCTTCTCCTGAATAATACTCACGTTTTTCTTTTACCAATTTACGGATTTGAAATTCTAACGAGGTTTTGATCTGTTGAATGTCAGTGTAATGGTTTAAGTATTTATTGTGTTGGAAAGGGATGTCTAACGCGAGTTGCCCCAAATCTGTGGTATACTGTTTATTCTTAAACTGAAAATCAACAGCAGAATCTTCTGCCCATTCCTCTCTTAATTTTTCAAATTTATCACGAAGAGTTTCAAAATTCATAAAGACCTATTGTTTTTATCATTAATAAAAAATTGCTGATGTTTGAATGTAATTTCAGCAGTGATGTATTCTACATCAGTAATTGTAGCATCAAACTGTAACCCAGATAGACTCACTGGAAAAATATTTTTAAAGTGTACAATAAATGCGGGATTGTATTGTGATGTAACAATATGAAGATGACCATCTGTATAGATATCATCTTTTAGTGTTTCGCGTGGCATCTCATCAGCATTACCATTATCACGTATCCATTTTGCTACACTATTGTAATTTACTAGATCTTCATCTACAATAAAACGCACAGAAAAATCCCCGAACGTCACTCCACCACCAGGAATAATCGGTAAGTTTCTAAACCTACTCGCTACTTCTGTTGTTGGCATTGTGATGTCGGGGATATTTGCTGTCTGACAAAAGAAATCCACTCCTGCAAACTTTTCTAGTTTCAGAAGAAAACCAATTGGATTTAGGAAGTTCCTATTTGTAGGTTGTTCCTTATACCATTCAGCGGACATGTCAACTTCCCAAGCTATAACTTATTTATCCTCATTAAACCAGAAGTCTTCCCAGTCCTCAGCATCACCATCGTAGATTGGACATGGTTCTTCCATGAGAATATCAGTCTTCATCTTGATTGCTTTTTCCATTAATTGATCAATAAAATCTAAATCCTTCATTGTCTATATTCTTGTAAAATCTCTAAAACTTTATTTAAGGCATCGTGAGCACCATCGTGCCATAGTCCTGGTTTATCTTTGTGCTCCCCATTATATAATGAAGTTTTCAACTTATAAATTCTGGCGAGCATGTCTGCTTTTAACATGGTACTCCTTGGCATAAAACATAACATCATATTACCTATTTAAGCATAAAAAAAGGGTGCCTTTCGGCACCCTGTGTTCATATCGTGACCAAACTCACATGAGGTTAGCAACACGAACTCTTCTGTAATACTGGTTCTTATTGTGGGTAAGAGCCTCAGCATCAGGGTTAGCGCCGTTAAGAACGAATGGGTTCGCAACCATGCCGTAGCGGGTCTTGAAGCCAATCTTAGGCTGGAAGGTCTCAGGATCGATGCTTCTGAGCATCTGGAGGGGAACATATGGGCAGTAGAATAGACCTGCGTCATATGGTGAGGAACCCTTATAACCAACTACGTAGTAGTGGGTGTTAGAAACGTTTGCGGAATAAGGATCAACGAAGACCTTGATTCTGCCGTTCATGGTTCCAACTAGGAGGTTACCAGTGTCATCGACTTCACCAATGGAAGGACCACCAGCACCAGATAAACCTGAGGAATAGTCGAGGGTGCCAGACATAGCGAGTGCGGAAGCAACATCAGCAGAAGTGATGATGAAGTTGCCCTTTCCTCTACGAGTCTGCTGCGCGATTGCGTTAGCATCTCTTTCAATCTGGAACATAAGTCCCTTGAACTTCTCAACAGACCAGCGACCGTTGGAATCAACGTCGAGGTCGAATACACCAGCGTTAGCAACGTTGTTCTGAGCACCTTGCTTAGCAACGGTGTAAACGGTACGAACGACTTCGCGGTTGATTTCAGCAAGGATCTCGCTAGAAAGAAGGTTAGCGAGCTCTTGCTCAGCATCAAGACCATGGATTGCCTTGAGGTCTTGTGCTAGTTCTAGAGTATACTCAGCTCTGAGTGCTCTGGTCTTAGCAGTAACCGCAGTCTTCTCGATGCTGAAATCCATTTCGTTGAATAGATTACCAGCGCCTGAACCTAGGGTCTCAGCATCTTCTCTTGCGATTAGACCTGCTTGACGCTCATAGTTAGCTTCGGTAGTACCGCCGCCAGTTGCGTCGTTGAGGAGACCAGGGTTAGCATCGGTAGCGCCACCATCGCCAAGAGGAGATACGGGATCGTTATATGCTGCTGGACCTTGCTGGTTACCAGAGAAGTTGGTGTCAGGCTCGTTATAGAGTGCCTCAGCACCGCTTCTGTTGTTGTAGTGCGACTTCATCGCAAAGATTAGTCCAGTAGGACCGCTCATTGGTTGAACACCACAGATGTCGTATGCTACAAGGTTAGGTGCAGCACGACGGATTAGGGAGATCATTACAGGATCGAAACCTGCAAGACCACCAGTTTTGGTTGTTAGACCACTGCCAGATAGTGCATTGTCGCCAATAGCGCCTACACTAGCTTCATTGATCATACCACGCTCTTCGCGTAGTTGCTTTTCGGTATTTTCTAAAAGAACAGCGGTAACAGCCTTTCTATAGTTGTCTTTGATGGCACCAGCGCCTTCGTGACTTAGAACAGGAGACCACTTTTCTTTTAGAGCTTCTGCGTTAAACATTTGTTTGCTCCTTGGAAAAATTGATTATGGGATCATTTAGACCAGCGGTTAAGTGCGTTGAGGTATTGTGCCATTGCTGGATTTACCTCTTCAACACCTTCGACTGGGGTTTCATCAGCAACCTCGCTTACGGGTGCTGCTGCTTCCTTGAAATAAGACTCCTTGATCGTCGTAACTTTCTTGGAGAAAGATTCTTCGGAAACAAACTCTAGACCTTCAGCAAGTGCTGCGAGTTTTTCTTTCTGAGTATCTGCAAGTCCTTCCGAAACAGTGTTCAGAATGTTTAGTTTAGCAGTCTCATTAAGACGATTTTGTAGTTTCACATTAGCCTTGACCTGTTCGTCTAGGCGCTGTTCCATCTCACGAATAGATTCTGCCATACCTTCTACCACATCGACTTTCTCGTCGGGGATAGAGATATAGTGCTCTTCAAAGAGACCCTTGAGACCTGCGATGAAGTCTGAAGTGATCTCATTTCTGATTCCACGGTCAACAGCAACTTGATTTTGCTCCATCCATTGACCGATGGCGTAGTTCACAGTGCCATTGACTTCTTCTGCCATCTCGCTCTTAGCTTCAGCGAAATGCTTGTCGAATTCAGCAGCAAAGTGTTCTACAAGTCTGTCATACTCTTCAGAGATTTTCGCTTTGACAGCAGCCTCAAAAATGGTCTTTGCTTTCTCAGCGAACTCTTCTGAGAGTTCTGTTCCTTCTACTAGAGCAGCAACGTCAGCAGAAACGTCGATGCTTTCCATGGAAGGTTTGATTGGGTAAGTAACCGCACTACCCATATTTGTGCCGTATGCTACATCAGCACCAACTGAAGGACGGGCATCACCAGCATCTTTCTTTGATGCTAGTTGAGGATCGCCAGATACCTGCGAAACAGGTGCTGCCGCTTTAGCGCCAGGATTTTCTTCGCCGTCATCGTCATGCTCGTTAGGAGTGGTGGAAGTTCCACCAAGATCTGTAGGAGCAGATTGACCAGGAGCAACGCCTGGTTGAACTGTTGGCATAGGATCCTTGCCGCTACCAGAACTAGTCTGTGCGTCAGAAACCTGAGAGGGCTCACTACCAGTGCCAGGGATAACGTTAGCAGAAACGGTTGGCATAGGATCGCCAGCTTCTACAATCACCTTTTGCTCGGTAACGAACTCCTCAAATTTTTCGTTTAGCATATCTGACATTTGAGCTTACCTCTTAATTTCCGTTTAATTACTATAAAATTATTTATGAATTCAAAGATTTGAGAGAAAATGCTCAAAAACTTTGAGCGTTCTTTCTTCCAAATCGCGGCGTGATTCATCAACATAACGTTGATATTTAGCAATTTCACGCTCCTTTAAAATACCATTATCCCAAACCCACTCTTTACCTTCCATGATGCCATTAACAAAAGCATCAGGAGCAGAAGGATCTGCTACAATATCAGCAGCAGTTGTTAGCATAAAATCATCACGGACTATTGAAACACCTTCTTGTTTGTCGATGCTTCCCATACCGCGAGATGAAACGCCAAGTTGAACACCTTCATCAAGTAAAGATTTCGCAATCTTTCCCATTGGAGTATCGAGAATTTGTGCCTTGCCCATGAAGTTGTTTCCTTCAGCGCGGAGGTTTGTAATTCTATGTGACACTCTATCAAGATTAATTGTTGGACCATCAGGATGACCGAGTTCTCCTAAAGCACGTTTGGTTTTAACATACTCTTCGTTGTATCTCTCTACCTCGCGGTTGAGAACTTCGAATGGATATCTACGACCATTACGATTTGTCAGTTCCGATTGAAGAAAGACGCCCTCAATATAGAGAAGCTTCTTTCCGTCTTTTTCCTCTGTGAGGATTTTAACGTCTTCAATCTGTTCCGTTATCAGTTTCATTGGTCTCTGTCTCTGTTGGTTCATCGAAGAATGTATTCGCTACAACTTTCTTATAGTCTGCCATCGCATCGGATGCTTTGGCAAAAAGAAGATCATGAATAGCATCAATTGCTGAAGCGCGATCTTGATTGCTGATTTTATCAACAATCGAAACTTCTCCAGGAAAATTTGTTTCAGGCATAATATTGTTTTCGATATACTTTATTTATCACCACTAGATTTTTGGGGCGCGGACTTCTCTCTCTTTGCCTCTATTTCCATCGCAGCATCAGCAGCAATTTCTTGTCTCTCTGCTGCATCATCTGCCTGTTGTGCTTGAATTTCAGGAGCAAGGGCAGTATTAGCTGCTGTTAATTGATCCATGGCATTTGTTTCTGTTGGATCAATAGCAAGACCAGAAGCAATTTCTTTCTTCATTTGCTTATCAATTTCCTTGAATTCAGTATCTTTCTGACCAAGAACATGGCGGCGAATATGTTCTGCGGAGAAATATTTACCAACAAACGGATCCATCTGAGTGACAGTCATCATTCTTTGGTTCATCATTTCAATTTCTTTTAGTTCATTGAAGTGATTATCAAAGAGATAGTCATACTGGATATGCTCTTTCATGTCATCCCAGTCTTCAGGAGAGATTACTCCTTTGAGGATGAGTTGGGTCTTGAGAATATCGTGGAAAAGTTCGCTAAATCTTTTACGTAATCTTCCAATGAACTTGGTAAACTTGAGTTCGTCACGGAGGACTTCAGTTGTTTTACCAAGGTTAAATCCTTTGTTATCGTCTGTAAGTCTAGAAGGGGGAAGATTGAGAGAGTTATAAAGCTTCTTTTTAAAATACTCAACGTCTTTAAGTTCGCCAAGATTCTGTCCTCCAGGTAGAGTTGTGATCTCAGTTCCACGACCACCCTCTCTACGAGGCAACCAGAAATCCTCTAGCATACTCATATGTTTTTTATCATCACGCATCTCACCAGTCTGTGCGTCATAGACTAGTTTGTTGCGATAGCGCGACATAACATCACGCAAGTATTGTTCTGCTTTTACTTTTGGTAGATTACCAACATCAATATAGAAAATTCTGCGTTCAGGAGCACGCGATAGTCTGTAAATAACAAGACTATCTTCAATCATTCTTAGTTGATTGAGAGACTTGATTGCCTTATGAAGGAAACCAAGAGTCATTCTTTTGTTTAAATCTTGTAGTCCAGATGGACAGAATGTAACACTATCCACTGCCATCTTGACACCTTGGGATAATGACATATCACCAATTGGTCCTAATGCTCCACCTTTATAAAATCCTTTCGGATTGTAAAGATAATAATCAACAAAAGTTCCGTATTCATATTCAAGCGCAGTTCCTTTGATTGCTGCTTTTGCTAGGGAATCTTTTGGTTTATTATCAATTTTTTGTCGGACCTTCTTGATCTTCATTGGATCAATGTAACGAAGTTCCGTAATACCTTTCTTTGGATTGTCTAGGTCAATGACCTTATGATAAAATAACCTTCCATCAATATACCAAGTTCTAACAATCTCATGTGCGCGATTGTCAAAATTTAAAAGACGTTTGATATATTCAAACTCATTACGAATTTTAGTTTTTACACCAGCACCAACTTCTAGATTATCTAAATTTACTTCTACGGGTGAATCGTAAGCATCACTTACGATAAACTCATTTACAACTTCATCAACAGCACTATCCACCTCAGGGTGAATTGCCATGTCACGATAACGACGGATCATTTCAAACTCATTACGAGCTTGATTATCCGTATCTACATACGTTCCATAATACCCGCCTGCCGCTACGGCAATGGGTTCATCAGCAGAAGGAGGGACAGGGGATTGCCCCTTCTGTCCCTCCTTTCTGTTAATCTGGAAGCCAAATAACTGACTCATGATTATCTATTCAATAGTTGGACGTTCCAACTATTTATCAGACTACGCCAATGCTAGAAACACCATCTCTGGTTCCTGCTTCAGCAGTGAAGTAGGAATACTGCCACTCAACGGTGAATTCTTCAATCTGATCGTTGCTGTCATAAGCAAGATCGATAGGAGAAACGTTGGTTGGGAAGAAGTGATGTAACTGATAGGTTCTAATAGCAGAACCACTCTCTTTGTCATCTTTCTCTAGTTGAGTGACAAAAAGATCTGCCATATAACCAGATGTATTTGAATCTGGTAAGAATCTAGGAGCAGTATTTGCTTCATGTGTGTTGAGTTGGTTTGCCCAAT